ACAGCGTGGTACAGTCGCGCGAGACTGTACTGTTCTCTCTTAAGGCAAAAAACATGGGCAACATAAGAGATTTAACCTGCCTCGTTCAAGAGTACTAGGAAAAAAAGGGATGAACGTGATAATAGAAAGCCCCATAAAAAACATAAACAAAACTAAAAGAGCCCCGCGACAAAATCTCGCAAGAGCCGGAAATAAATCAAATAAAACAAAAACTAAGCAACTTCACGGCCTTTTTTCTTTTCTTTTTCTTTTCCTTTAATAATCAATCATAGTTGCACTTCCAGTGCCTGAGCACTCAAAAGTCAACTGTACCATTCCGCCTACCAGGGGTAACTTCTTCCTTGCTGTCCCATCTGTTTTCCCTAAGAAACCGTCATTGATGATGATAGGTACGGGGTGTCCTCCGGCAATTGATCGTGTGCCGAAGTCTAATTCGATGCCAGGAGGCATCATGGTTGCTGCTGCGTAATTTTGGTTGTGCCTGCTCAGCGTCAGGTTTTCGAAATATGGTAGCATCTTTGCTACTGCTAATTTGGTTGCTGCTGGGCTCTGGGAAGGGATAAGTCCAAAGCGTATGACTCCGAATTTGTCGAAGTCGTCTGAGAGAAAACCCGTCTGGTGTATCATCATTTTTGCTTCTTTCAGGACGACGTTCCTAAAAAGCATTCGCAAGGTTTTGATTCTTTCATGGTTGAGTAAAATGGTGGTGGAGGCGACGGTGTGAGTGGTGATGTCTTCTAAAGCAAGGGTGAAGGTGTGCATTGTCGTGCAAGCAGTGCCTCCAGTGAGGATTTGGGGGGCAATGGTTGAGGGAGAGCTCTCCTGGGCCCCGGGACCACCCATGATGTTGGTGCTTGCCATAATGTTAGTTGTGGGTAATTAGGCGTGGTTGCTGGGTATTGTTGTTCGAATTGAGCTAAAACCCCATCGATGATTCCGCGTGCGAGACTGCGGAATTCTTCATAATTTTGGTAATTATATTCGAAGCAGGTTCCATAAGTATGTGTGCTGGAAGAAGGTGTGACAATGTCCTGCTCCCATTTCTTTCCGCCCTTCGTGCTGTTGATGATGTAAACGAGCATGGTTTTCATTGACGCGTTCTCGGTGAGAAATAATAAGGGATGAGAACGGTGGGAGAGTTTGTAAGATATTTGCAAAAGAAAAAGTCGATCCCCTAACCATGCTTGGTATTCTACTTCCTGACGCCTCTCTGCCTGCGCTTCATTCAGTACGATTCCTCCTTTTCCCTTTCCTTTCCTGAGCCTGCATTCATGTACAGGTGACCTGTTCAAGTTGCAAGTCTCGCAAAAGACGAGGATTTTACCACCTATAGGTGATGCGGGTAGTAAGGGGGTCGTCTCGCTTGCTACCGTTGATATTGGTGCCTCGATATCTGCGATGATATGCGTGACTCCCGTCTGCTGAAAACACAATGCCTTCAAAACCCACTTCCAGGTCGCCTTCAATACCGTAAGGAACGCCATACTTCTCGAGAGTCTGCTTGTTGCGGGTGAAAGTGTGGTGGCGTAGTTGTCGAGCTGGAATTTGATTAATTGCTTTAAACCTGGCGGTGGGACGCAGTTTCTTTTCTTCCACAAGCCATGCCTTGTATGCAGTCACAAGACAGTCGACACTGCTCTCTGTAATGATTGCGTAATTGGTATTAATACTGCAGTGCTTGAAAATTTTCCAGTGCTTGAGCGCTAGGCAAATGTCAATGATTTCTCGTGCTTGCTCAGTGTTGTACGCCTTATAGGTGTGGGGGATGCTAGCTGTCAACCAAAGTATGTCTTCTTCTTGGATAGGTAAATGACGAGCTTGATAGGCTATGTACTGTTCTTTTGCTGAGGTGCCGTCGTCGCAGCGTGCCATACTCCGTAAAACGGCTCGCACTGGGTCTGCAATAATGCCTCTTGGGGTGATATACCTCCCAGCATGGTAATTTGGAAGGTCATAGTCTGAGGTGTACTTGATGTTGCAAGCGCGTGCAAGATGTGCCCACTTGCTTGGCGTTGGTATTCTCTTGACGAGTGTGTGGTCATCTCCTTTGTGTATTCCAATTACTGCTGTTGCGTCCCAATGCGTGGCGAGACTGGACATAGCTTGGTAGCAATTGATCAAGAGTGTAAAATCATCTCCAGAGGCGAGGTTCTGACGTATTTCGGCGCTGTAAAGGGAAGGTGACATTGACACGACGCGGTAGAGAGCTCTTCTGGCGGCGTACAAGGCCATGATCTCTGGATCTGCTCCAAACCTGATCGAAGTGAGGCAAAAACTGAGCGTGTGTATTGGATTATGGGAACTGTCTTGCCGCTCAAGGTCGTATTGATCACTCCCATGCTCGGCGAAAGCAGCCAACATCCCCGATTCGGCCATCATCCTCTCCACGTCGGCGTCCGAATAGCCGATGTCCATGATCATCCCACTTCGCATATTTGCAGGAAAATCTCGGTAAAGACTCCTGGCTTGAACTCCGACCAAAGCTGATACGGCCTTATCCTGCGTGATGACTTGTTGGCCGTAATTTAGTTGCGTCGCATAGCCTGGTTTAGCCTTGGGTTTGAGTTGCGTCTTCAAGAAAGCCTGATTGTTCATGGTCCT